ACTACTTCCTGAACTGTTCGACTACTGCGCTCAGGATGTCCGCGCCATGCGCGCCATCAGCAAGGGCATGCGCGGGCTGTCCGACGATGAACTGCTTGACTACCATGTCAACGAGCGCATCAACGACCGTGGCGTGCTGGTGGACGTGCCGCTTGCCAAGGCAGCGATGCGCTACGCTCACGATGAGCTGGTCGAGATCGAAGAGCGCGTGGCCGAGCTGACCGACGGCGAGATCACCAGCGTGCGCTCGCCCAAGATGCGCGAGTGGGTGCTGGCTCGCGTGGGCGATGAGGCCAAGAAGTTGATGCTTGTCAAGGACAAGTATTCAATAGACAAGACTGTGCGGGCCAACCTGCTCGCGATGGAGAACCCTGATGAGATACCGAGCGCTGTTGCCGAGGTTATACAGTGCGCCGACGACCTATGGGCGTCGTCAGTTGCGAAGTTCAGCCGCATGGCAGACCTGGCAGACGACGAGGATCAAAGAGTCCGTGGCGCTTTTGTCTTCGCTGGGGGTGCCGCCACTGGTCGTGCATCGAGCTATGGACTCCAAGTGCATAACTTCACTCGCAAGTGCGCTAAAGAACCTGATGCAGTACGACAGTCTATGGTCAGAGGGCACAACATTGTCCCTGCATACGGAAAACGAGTCACAGATGTTCTACGGGGAATGCTCAGGCCCGCACTGATACCCGCCAAGGGCAAGCACTTCGTCGTCGCCGACTGGTCGGCCATCGAAGGCCGCGTCAACCCGTGGCTGGCTGCGAGCGCTGCCGGCGAGGCCAAGCTGGACGTGTTCAGGCGCAAGCTCGACCCGTACAAAGTCAACGCCGCTGCGACCTACAGCGTGGCGTATGAGGAGGTCACCGGCGAGCAGCGCCAAGTCGGCAAGGTGCAGGAGCTGGCCCTCGGCTTTGCCGGCGGTGTGGGCGCGTTTGCTGCGATGGGCCGGGCCTACGGCGTGCATTTCGAGGAGGCGCAGGCCCGCAGGATCGTTGACGCCTGGCGCCGCGCCAACCCGTGGGCCGTGCCGTTCTGGCAAGACTTGGAAGAGGCGTACACGAGGGCGATGCGTAACCCCGGCCATGAGTTCAGCGCAGGCCGTGTGGCGTACCTCTTTGACGGTCAGCACCTATGGTATGCGCTGCCATCAGGGCGCGTGTTATGCTACCCCTACGCTCGGTTGGAAAGCGATGGGGTGACTTACGCCAAAGCATCTTGGAAGCCCGCAGCCGACGCTACAGAGTGGCCTCGCGCCCGCCTTTGGAAAGGCTTGGCCTGCGAGAACATCACCCAAGCCGCAGCCAATGACATCCTGCGCCATGCCCTGCGCCAGCTTGACGACGTGGTGCTCCATGTGCATGATGAAATCGTGATCGAGACCGATCAACCTATCGACCTTGAGCGTATCATGAGCACCCCGCCCGCATGGGCCGAGGGTTTGCCGTTGGCCGCTGAGGTCAAAACAATGACGCGCTACGGTAAGTAGAAACAACAACGCCCGGTTGCAGCCGGGCGTTTTCACCAAAGGAGCTATTCGATGGGTTTTCTGGATTATATGGTATCGCTCGCGCCAGAGGGCGAGACTTTTTTAGTTGTCAGGCAAAAGCCACAACTTAAAGACGGCGAGGTGCAACTGCACGCCGACGGCGGCGTCAAAGCTACCTGGCCGGCGTTCTTGCCGAACAAGAAAATGGCCGCCGGTCAGTCGTGGTACGGCAATACCGCCTCGTTCATCCTCGACCGCTTTACCGACGGCTACGCCCGCGCCAGTGCCGCCAACTGCGAGTATGTCCTGTGCATGGTGCTGGACGACGTGGGCGATCCCGTCAAGGCGCCCAAGACGCCGCCGCTGGCCCCGACGTGGGTTATGGAGACGTCGCCCGGCTCGTTCCAGTGGGGCTACGCCTTCACCGAGGAGCAGCCGACGAAGGGCGAGTTCAGCGCCGCGATCACGGCTATTGCCGAGGCCGGCTACACAGACGCCGGCGCGATCAACCCGGTGCGTAACTTCCGACTGCCTGGCAGCGTCAACATCAAGCCTGGCCGTGACGGCTTCGCCTCGCGCCTTGTCGAGTTCCACCCCGAGCGCCAGTTCACGCTCCCGCAGATCTGCGAGGCCTTGGGCGTCGCCCCGCATGAGGAAGTGACCGCTTTTCGCCCGATTCGCGTCTCTGATGACGGCGCCGATGACGTGCTGGCCTGGCTCTCCGGTCAGGGGCTGGTGCTGCGTAAGCCCAACGCCGAGGGCTGGGCCGGCATCATCTGCCCCAACGAGGCGCAGCATACCGACGGCTCGCCCGAGGGCCGCTACAACCCCGCCATGCGGGCGTTCTGCTGTTATCACGGCCATTGCACCGAGCTGGACTCGGGCGCGTTCTTGTCGTGGGTGGCCGAGAACGGCGGCCCGTCCCACGCCCCCGGCCTGCGCGATGAGCTGCTGGCCTCGATGATGACCGACGCGCTAAACAAGTTGCACCCCACCGAGGCGTTCCCCGACGAGGCCAAGCGCGTGATCGCCGAGGTTGAGCGCAAGGAGTTGGGCCGCACCACACGCGCCGAGTGGTATCAGCGCTTCTGCTACGTCCAAGAGGGCGACCATTATTTCGACCTTCAAGACCGCCGCGAGATCAGCCGTAGCACGTTTAACGCCCTGTTTCGCCATATCGAATGCAAGTCTCTATTCGGCAAGCGCCCCAAAATCGAAGCGTCGTACTGTTTCGATGAGAACCGCCAAGAGATGGGCGCTCGCGCCCTGGTCGGTATCACCTACGCCGCCGGCGAGGGCGTGCTGGTGGCCCGTGACGGCGACGTGTACGGCAACCGCTGGCGCGACGCCCGACCGGCCATCGAGGCCGACGCTGGCGCCGACGTCGCGCCCTGGCTGGACCACTGCGCGGCGCTGGTGCCCGAGGCCAGCGAGCGCGAGCATATCTGGGACGTGATGGCTTACAAGGTCCAGCATCCCGAGATCAAAATCAATCACGCGGTCCTGCATGGCGGCGATCAGGGTTGCGGCAAAGATACGTTGTGGGCACCGTTCATTTGGGCCGTGTGCGGGCCGCAACTGAAGAATCGGGGTCTGCTGGACAACGACACCTTGAGCAATCAGTGGGGCTACGCCCTTGAGTCCGAGATTCTCATCCTGAACGAATTGAAGGAGCCAGAAGCCCGTGAGCGCCGCGCCCTGGCTAACAAGCTCAAGCCGGTCATCGCCGCCCCGCCCGATATGCTCACGATTAACCGCAAGGGCCTGCACCCGTACGATTCGCTTAACCGCATGTTCGTCTTAGCGTTTTCCAATGACCCAGTGCCGATCACAATTGATTCGCAGGACCGCCGCTGGTTCTGCGTCTGGTCCAGCGCCCCCCGCATGGCGCCAGACGCCGCCGCCCGGCTTTGGGCCTGGTACAAGGCCGGCGGGTATGAGGCCATTGCCGCCTGGTTGAAGGCCCGTGACGTGTCAGCGTTCAATCCCTCCGCGGCGCCCGCCTGGACTGAATTTAAGGCTAACCTGGTCGAACATGGCATGAGCATTGCCGAGTCGTACCTGGTCGAGATGATGCGCGGCCGCAGAGGCGAGTTCGCCCGAGGCGTGGTCGGTAGCCCTTTTCATAGCCTTTGCGACCGTGTGGCAGCGTCTGCGCCCGGTGGCGTGAAAGTACCGCAGGCTGCGCTCCTCCATGCGCTCAAGGAGGCCGGCTGGATTGACTGTGGCCGGCTCAAATCACGCGCCAATGACGGGCGCAAACATGTATTCTGCGCGCCTGATATGGTTACGCATAGTAAGTCAGAGTTGCGCGATCTGGTGGAGGAGCCCGCATCGCCGCTCATGGTGCGGGTTAAGTAGGCCAAGAAAAAGGCCCGGCTGGTAAAGCCGGGCCGAGTGGGCAACTGCCTAGAGATCGAAGAAGACCGCCAGCAGCGCAGCAATTATGCCGCAGATCAGGATTGCGCCCATGCCGCCGCCTCCTCAATGGCTTGGACTGTGCCGGGCGATAGCAGGGGCAGGATGTCAACCCCTGCCACTTTGGCGCTGATCAAATAGGCCGCTGCCGGCCATGCAGGATCTATGTCGGTTTCCCGGTAGCCCGACTCATAGTCAAGCTCGCAGTCGATCTCGATCTCGCCGTGACGATATAGGTGCGTGATGGTGGTGATCATTCCGTGCCCCCATGCTCATTCTCAAGCTCTTCGATTCGCGCTGTGGCGCGCCCTAGGGCTCGCTGTAGGGCGTCGATGCGCGCCAGTAGCTCGGCCGTGTGGGTGTCGCCGGCCATATACGCGGCGCGCTCAAGTTCTGTTGTGGTCATAGTGTCAGCTCCAGAGAATGTCGAAATAAGCAAGGCCAAGCACCGCTAGAGCTACCCCTATGGCTAGGGCAGCGAGGACGTCCTTGGCGTCGTCGGTGCGTCGGACGGGCTTGGGTTGATAGTGTTGCCTCATGCTGCGAGCCCCGAGACGCGGAAACACCGACCATCTGACAATCGTTCGACGTCGACTGTACCGGCGCGCCGAATGGCGAGAATACGCACGCGCTCGGGGCGCCCGAATAGGTGCATGGTAAGGGTTTGATTTACTTGCATTTTTGGCCTTTACTGTTGTCCGGGCAAAATCACCCGGCCGATGCGGCCACATGGCCGCATGAGCCGACGATCTTACGCGGCCGCTATCGCAATCACGCGGCGCGCATGGCCGGCCGCGTGGTCCGCTATCACAATATCGCGGGCCTGAATGCTTGTACCGCTGCACAGTGTGCATTTGGCGCATGTTGACCGTTTGCCCGCTTCAGCGCTTGCTGGGCACGATGCTTCGCCGGGTTGAACGTCAAGCCCGATTGAAACCCGAAAAACCCGCATGCCAAGCAAATTGGCGCGCGCCGCTTCGTCGATCGTGTCGGCGCTTGCCATTACCAATGGCGCCCATGCGGCCGCATCGAATTCTGGCCGGTCCCATTGGTGCGTATATCCGCGCCGGCCAAATGCATAGCGGGTGATTGACGTCCACATCCGGACCGGCGCAGCTGCGGGATCCCCATAGGTTCCCAAGCGCACGATCTTACCGGCCAGCGCGCGCGCGATTGTGGCCGCGTCGGCACGGGTATAGCGGCCGCGCTTGTATGCTTCATACACTGCGCGCACCGATCGACCGACGTTGACGTAGCATAGCGCTTGACCGTTGGTTTTGGCAAGAATCGGCCGATGCGGGCAATCACCACAAATTGACTCATCGGCGCCGGTCTTAAGCGCATCGATCGGCGCGACGTCGGCGCGGATGATGAACGATTGAACAATGGCGCCGGTTTTGGCATTGTCCGAGCCGTCCAATTTGTTGACGATAACGACAATAGGTTGACCGTCGATCAGCGACGGACCTTCATATGCGATATAGCCGAGGGGGTTTTTCATGGTTTGCCTTTATTTGATTAAGCGCGGCGCTCTGGCCGCGCGGGGTTGATGGTTAGATGGTTGACAGGAAATCAATGGCGCGCTCGGTGACGTCGCGCTCGCGCAACTTTGGCGCGCCATTGACAATCACGCGCTCGATTTCGATCACGCGCTCGATGTTGCCATGATGGTAGGCGGCAAGAGCGGCAGCTTCAAAGCTGAATCGGTGCTGGCGCTTGCCGGCAGTGGTGACAGTGAAATATCCGGTTTCGTTCATGTCGTTTGCTCCCAGGTGTTGCATGGCGATGCTGCCATGTGCGAGAGTGTAAGGGATTCTCTTGCACAATGCAACAACCCTACAAATAGTAGGGTTGTGGATAGCGTTGGGCCATGCGTGGATAGCGTTTTTGACGTGGCGTTGTCCACGTACGCGCCCAATGAAAACGAGGGCTTGTGGACAATGTGGATAATGAGTGTTGAGGTCTAGAGAGAGATAAAAATATATACTGTATATCCATACAGTAGTCACAATAGGCCGCGCCGTCAGCCCGCGCCCCAAAGGGGGTTGACCGACTTAAAACCGATGGTCCACATGACCACATGGACCACAAACCCGACTGGCGCCAAAGCCGTGGGCCATGTGGGTAATGGCTAAAGGGTTGACCACATGGCCCACGCTCCAGGTGCGATGGCTGCGCGGCCGTGCGACTGTCGGACCATGGTCCACATGGACCACATGGACCACGGCTGCTGGCCGCTCGGCTGTGTGAGTGAGTGCCCGCTAACCAGGGGGGAGGGGGAGGGCCGACGGCCGGGCGGTCACGGCAGCGGAGGGGCTGCACAAACTTTTTTATTTTTTGCAAAAGTGCTATATTCGGCCCATGTTCGAAACCCTGCCATACGAGCCGCGTCAACTGCAAGCGACTGAAGATCGCTTGGCACGCATCTATAAGGCTGCCAAACTTGGCCTAAAAGGTGACAACCTAGCGCTGGCCGCAGGCATGTTGCCCAAGGAGTACGCCAGGCTTAAACAGTTTGACGAGATCGCGGAATATGCTGAACTCAAGGGCCGCGCAGAGGGCGAGATGGAGATGAGCCACTTGCTGCACGACGCCGCAGCGCAGGGCGACGCCAAGGCGGCGCTGGCAATCCTTCAGAACGTCCACGGCTGGGTAGCCAAGCAGGCTATTACAGTAGATGTGAACCAGTCGATCAGCATCACAGCGGCGCTACAAGAAGCCGAGCGACGTGTCATTGATATGGCGCAAGTGATTGAAAACGATCCTAGCCCGCACCTAACAACTAACGCACATGCAGACCACACGTTACAGCGCGGCTGATGAAACAGAACTGATGGCTCGGCTATGGAGCCCGGCCATCAAGGACAACCCGCTGGCGTTTGTGATGTTTGCGTATCCGTGGGGCGTCAAGGGCACGCCACTAGAGCACTTCACTGGCCCGCGCAAGTGGCAGCGCGAGGTGCTCGCGACTATGGCCGAGCACATCAAGAAGAACGGCGGCAAGCTAGACTTTGACGTGCTGCGCTTAGCAGTCAGTTCTGGCCGGGGTATCGGCAAGTCGGCGCTAGTCAGTTGGATCACGGACTGGATGCTGTCCACGCGTATTGGCTCGACGACCATCATCTCGGCCAACTCAGAATCACAGTTACGCAGTATCACCTGGGCCGAGCTGACAAAATGGCTGGCGATGTCGATTAACAGCCACTGGTTTGAGGTATCAGCCACCAGACTGATGCCGGCCAAGTGGCTAACGGAGCTGGTCGAGCGCGATCTGAAGAAAGGCACCAGATACTGGGGCGTTGAGGGGCGGCTGTGGTCGGCCGAGAACCCAGACGCTTACGCTGGCGTACACAACTTCGACGGCGTGATGGTGATATTTGACGAGGCCAGTGGTATTGACGACGCTATCTGGGCGGTGACCAGCGGATTCTTTACTGAGAACACGCCAAACCGCTTTTGGCTGGCGTTTTCCAACCCGCGCCGCAACACCGGGTACTTCTACGAGGCGTTTAACAGCAAGCGGGAGTTCTGGGCGTCAAAGATCGTGGACGCCAGAACGGTCGAGGGCACTGACAAACAGGTGTACGAGCAGATCATTGCTGAGTATGGGCCGGACTCCTCACAAGCGCACGTCGAGGTGTACGGTCAGTTCCCGAACGAGGGCGACGATCAGTTCATCAGCATCGGCGTGGTCGATGAGGCGATGAAACGGGCCAAGCACATGGACCAGTCAGCGCCGATTGTGATCGGCGTAGACCCGGCGCGGTTCGGGGCAGACGCGACGGTCATCGCCGTGCGGCAGGGGCGCGACATCGTCAAGTTGATCAGGCACCGGGGCGACGACACCATGACGGTGGTCGGGCACGTCATCGACGCGATTGAGGAGTTTAAGCCGTCGCTGGTCAACATCGACGAGGGCGGGCTAGGCGCGGGCGTCGTGGACCGGCTCAAGGAGCAGCGGTTTAAGGTCAGGGGCGTGAACTTTGGCAACAAGGCCAAAAATCCTATTATGTACGGCAACAAACGGGCTGAAATGTGGGGCGATATGCGCGATTGGTTGAAAACAGCCAGTGTGCCCAACGACAGGTTCTTGAAAAGTGACTTGATTTCGCCTAAGATGAAGCCCGATTCGCGTGGTACTATATTTCTAGAGTCCAAAAAGGACATGAAAGCCCGTGGTTTGGCCTCACCGGACGCAGCAGACGCCATCGCGCTGACGTTTGCGTATCCTGTCGCCAGCCGTGAATATCGTGAGCCAAAGTCACACATCCGCACCGCAAGCGGGTATAGTGGCGGGGCTGTAACCAGTTGGATGGGGGCGTAATGGCTAAAAAAGGCGTGTCTCTAAGCGTTGGACGGGGCGAGAAGCTGCCCGTCAGCAAGGGCGCGGGCCTGACAGCCAAGGGCCGCGAGAAGTACAACGCAGCCACCGGCTCCAACCTCAAGCCCCCTGCTCCAAGCCCCAAGACCAAGGCCGACGCTGGCCGCAAGGCGTCGTTTTGCGCCCGTATGGAGGGCGTTGTCAAGAACGCCAAGGGCGACGCCGAGCGGGCTAAGGCATCACTCAAACGCTGGAAGTGCTGATCATGGCTACTAAACCCGGACTTTACAGTAACATCGCAGCTAAACGCGAGCGCATCAAAGCCGGTAGCGGCGAAAAGATGCGTAAGCCTGGCTCGCCCGGCGCACCCACCAAAAAAGACTTTGTGCAGTCGGCCAAAACTGCCAAGAAGGGTAAATGATGCCGCTCGTTAAGTCAAAAACCCCCGAGGCTTTCCGCAAAAACGTGAAGGCTGAAGTCAAAGCAGGCAAGCCGGTCAAGCAGGCCGTTGCCATCGCATATGCTGTCAAGCGCGCTGCGCCGAAAGGAAAGAAATGAACAAGACCCTCGCACCCATCGGCAAACTCAACAGCCGTGAACCAAAAATTGTTGGTGGCGGTATGCCTGCCCGCAACACGCCGACCAACGCCCAGATGGCGTATTGCAGCGGCAAGAACGACGGCAGCGTCAACGTCAAAGCAACGGTGGCTAAGGTTCTGAGCAAGATCAAGTAATCATGCCGCAAGACTACACAGGAATCGCCGCCGCTGGAGCGGTCAGCGAGGGCGGCTCGGCCAAGGACAAGAGCGACTCTGAGGTGCTCTCGACGGCCAGATCCCGCCTCGACATGGCGATTTCTGCGTTGTCTGAGTCGCGTGAGGACGAGCTTGACGAC